ACAAAATAGTATATTTGTATCCAGCAACCGGTTTGTTTTTGCTTTTGGGTGTAACGACTATGGCTCTAGCGCGTTAAATCCCATGCTTATCCGGTGGTCAAACTTTGAAGATCCCTATAACTGGACTTTGGGCCAAGACAGCCAAGCTAACTACATGGTGCTCTCTCACGGGTCTGAAATTATTACGGCGGTTCAATCTCGCCAAGAAATAATTGTATTTACGGATTCCGCGCTTTATTCTCTACAGTACGTTGGGCCACCAGCGGTTTGGAGTCAGCAACTTCTTGGCGACAATATTTCAATTGTTAGCCAAAACGCGGCGATCCTTGCATCAGGCCGACTGTTCTGGATGGGGGTCGATAAGTTTTATATGTACGACGGGCGCGTCAACACACTTAATTGCGACCTGCGTAAATATATTTTCCAAGACATAAATTTCGGGCAAAACGAGCAGATATTCTGCGGAACAAACGAAGGATTTAACGAGGTCTGGTGGTTCTACTGCTCAATCACCGGGCCTAACGGTACTGGTACGGCGATCAACCCCAACACCACTATCGACCGCTACGTTGTGTATAATTACCTTGAGCCTGACGGTAAGGGCGGGCAGGGGATTTGGTACTATGGGACGCTGGCGCGCACGGCGTGGTTAGACTCTGGGCTACGTGATAATCCTGTAGCTGCGACTTATAGTAACAACCTTGTGAACCATGAGAGTGGGGTCGATAACGGAGAAACTGCCACTACACTTCCTATTGAAGCGTACATTTCTTCGGCAGAGTTTGATATTGAGGATGGCGACCGATTTGGGTTTGTATACCGGATGCTGCCCGACGTAACATTTGAAGGGTCTACCGCAGCCTCCCCCTCTGCCGTAATGACGTTAATCCCAATGCAAAACTCCGGGTCAGGATACAACAGTCCTACCTCTGTTGGCGGAAGTGACAACGCTACGGTTACTCGAACTGCCACTATACCTATTGAGCAGTTTACCGGGCAGGTCTATATCCGGGTGCGTGGGCGTCAGATGGTTATGAAGATCGCATCTACCGGTCTCGGGGTCCAGTGGCAGTTGGGGTATCCACGAATTGATATTCGTCAGGATGGGAGGCGTTGATGAGCTACCTCATTACGTCAGAATATCCGTTGTTTCAGGCTGTTGCGCCCAGCCTGCCCCTTGCGCCTAATGAATACAACCGGCAGTATTTTGATCAGTTTAGTAGCGTCTTACGGTTGTACTTTAACGAGCTTGATAAGATTATTGGGCAGCTACAAGCCAACGTACCGGTAACGGTAGCTAACTTACCCAGTGCAGTTACTTCTGGTGTAGGGGCTAGGGCGTTTGTAACCGATTCTTCTGTATCAACATTTGGCACTACGGTAGCCGGTGGTGGGTCAATTAAAGTGCCTGTGTATTCAGACGGCACTAATTGGAAAGTGGGTTAATTATGGGATTTTTTAAACGTGAAGGTCAAGCTCCAGCCGCTGATTCTTCATGGAAAGCTGGGTATGATAGCCTCTACAAACAGATGGCGGCTATTCAAAGTACAATAGACGTATATAAAGGCCCGTCTCCGCTGTCTGCTGAACGGCACATGGAAAACATTGCCGCATCGCTTGCAAGGGACTACGGCGTTAACAGCATAAATGATATTGGTATAAGACAAGTTCCAATAACAAATACTCTTGAAAGGTTTGGCTTTGTGGGGCCATCCCGTCTTGAAGGATATTATGATCCGGAAACAGGCAAATACTACGATAAAAACGATCCAGGGCTAAGAGAACAGCTATTAGCAGAAAGACGAGAATGGGGAGACACTGAGTTCGGAGGTCCTCTTGAAAATCGATTGGTTGCAACAAAAAGTGAATTTTTTAGCAAGAGCGATCCTAACAAAATAATCCCAGCCCGCAAATTTGCTTCTGAAGGGTCGGGCGACGGGTATAGCGAATACAATCTTCAGGCTGTTCCAGATGGAAGGGGCGGCATGATTGCCGTGCCGACTCAGATATATAGTAAATCTGGATGGGGCGAGGTTGCCCAAGATATTGCGCCTTTAATTCCAATTGCTAATGCGATAGCTTTAGCTGCTGGAGCGCCACCTATTCTGGTTGCGTCAGCGAACGTAGGATTTCAATACGGCGCTGGAAATATCAACGACCTTGGAGACGCGGTTAGAGTAGCCGCTCCTATTATGGCGGCGGATCCCGGTGTCGTTGGTGCGGCAGCTAAAGTATACACGGCGTACCAAGCGTTTGATAAAGGCGACGTTCTTAGCGGTTTGTCTACTGTTGCTAGTGTTTTGGGTATGGGTGGGTTGGCTAACGACCTGCGGTTTGCCGCTGCCCTAAAGAATAACGACGTACCGGGAATGTTGATATCCCTCGGTAACATGTCCGGTGTGTCTAACTACGAATTTAAAGATGAAAATGGCAAGCCAATTTTAGGTACAGATGGAAAACCTGTAACGCTATCTACATTTAAAGTTGGTGGGGAAAACGGCTTTACCCTGCTGGAGCTTGGTAAGTCCGCAGCGATTGCCGCTAATTTGTTGTCTGACAAACCCAACTACGGGTTAGCCCTTCAAATGGCTGGAGAGCTTAGAAATAGCCCTGACACGGCTATGGCTGGTAAAGCTCTATCTTTATTTGAAACACTTAGCAATCCCAATGCTAGTCCAACGGCTATTTATCAGTCTGCCATGTCTTTTGCGGGCGGGGTAAACTCAAGAGTTCCCGGCTCAGTTCCAATTGATAATAAGTCAGCAAATGAAGCAATAAACGCTGGTAATTTGGACCCGGCTATCAAAATTGCTAATGATAACGACGTTCTTTTAACTGATCTTGGGGCTGGGAAAACAACCACACTTACCCCAGAGCAAAATAAATTGCTCACTACCGGCAACAACAACGACGTTCTTATATCTGACCTTGGGGTTGGGACAACCACTCCGATTACGGGCGGTACAACCACCACTACGGGCGGTACAACAACTCCTACGTACAACTCACCGTTTAGCGTTAAAATTGGTGATAAAGAATATGACCTAGACAATATGGGTGGAGCGTCAACAAAAAACGCAGATGGTACTATAACCAAATTAAACGCTACTCAATTTGCCGCGTTGGGCGAACCCGCTATAACTGTATCCGACCTCTATAATATGGATGCGTACCTAGGGGCTACCGGCGAATACATCTACAAAGATAGTAGTGGTACTTCGTATTTTGTTGATGATGACGGCAACGTTCAATCACTTACCAAACAACAAGCCGACTCGTTAGTACTCCCCGACACCAAAAAATATACGGGCACACTTGACCCTGTTACGATTGTAGGGGATAGATATAAAGAAAGTCTTGGCTATGATTGGTTCCCAAATTTAAAAACAACCACTACCACAAGCGGTATTAATACAATAACCACGGACAGTATCAAGGCACTACCTACGGACAGTATCAAGGCACTACCTACGGACAGTATCAAGGCACTACCTACGGATAATATCAAAGTACTACCTACGGATAATATCAAGGCACTACCTACGGATAATATCAAGGCACTACCTACGGATAATATCAAGGCACTACCTACGGACAATATCGGGACCATTGGGAGTGTAAACACAACAAACATCGGAACGCTGACCACAACAAACACCGGAACGTTGACTTCAGATCAAATTAGTGCGCTGACTACAACCCCAGCTCGTGGACTACAAGCTCTGCCAACTTCAGATGCGCGATATTGGCGTCAGACTGGGGCGACGGGAACTGGTGGCAAGGGCGGCGTAAGGTTCTTTGACTGGTACGATACGCCTGAGAACAGAACGATGGCTCCCCCTGCATTAACATCTCAACAGATTGCGACATTAACATCTCAACAGATTGCGACATTAACATCTCAACAGGTATCTATTTTAAAAGGCGGTGGTAAAGTGGAAGATCTATCTTCAAACAAAATGGTGCAGCATTTTGCTGATGGCGGATCCGCTTGGGCAGTGGATTCGCAGGGCCGTTTAGTATCTCCCGATTGGCAAAAGTATGGCGATGCCAATTTGACTTACTCTTTCGACCCTTCTTTGTTTAAAGATCGGTACGGTGAAGTGCGCAGTTCTGATGATTTTGCAGAACAGCTTCAAGGGTTAGGTGATT